GGTCGTGCGGGTCGTGAAATCCGGTCCAGTCGCCCTTTTCCTTGTACGGCTTCTCGTCGTTGTATCGCAGCCAGATATCCGACGACCCCTTGTGAGGGCTGTTCTCGTATCCTTCTTTTCTGTAATCGTGCCGGTTCCACAACTTCGGCTGTCTTGCGATAGCCAGAAGCAGGGGCGCCGTGTCGATCCCTGCTGCGATCTTTACCATATTCCTCATTTGCCTTTCACCGTTTGCCATGCGTGAGTTACGCCGAGTCCAAGCATGCCGATTGTGAGCGTAGACAGTTCCGTCATGTCCATACGGCCAAGGGTGACGGGGTAGTGCATGAACGCAGCCGTGGCCGTAGCAATCGGTTCCAGCACGTAGTTCCACGCGTAACCCGCGACGCAGACCCACCCGAGGCCGCCCCGCCAGTGCTGGAGGGGGTCCGTGCTTTGCGCTTCCGCCTTGTTGATGTCGGTCTGCGCGTTAATCATCGACAGCACGGCAGCCAGTTGTTGCTGTTCCTGCGCCGACTTGTCCGGCCAGATCTTGCCAACAATCGTACTGGCGAGGTCAAGCCCTGCCGTGATTGGGTCTAGTGCCATGATTCGCTCCAGTAGCCGTCACCAACGCCGAGCGTCGTGCAACACATCTTCCACAGGTTCACGCGGTCATCGTACCCGTTCAGCCCGCCGTTAATGACCTTCGTGATACCTTCGAAGTCCATCAGCTCTGCCGCAACGTTCAACGCATGCGTGTTCCAGAACCATGCCGCAGACTGCGCGGCGTTGCCGGGTTGCTCCAGCAGTTCGGGATGATCCGTCAGCGGCAAAACGAGAGCGTCGCCGCACCGCTGGTAGTTCGTGCGGCCCGTCACCTGAATCAGACCCCGCCCCCGGAACTTGAACCCGTCACCCTTCTCGGTGTTCCCGAGATCCGCGCGGCCTTCGTACCGCTCCTGCGCGGGCGTCGGACCCCACAGTTCGCGAACGTAAATCAGGCGTCCGGATTCGTGGCCGATCTGCGCGATGAACGCAGCCTGGCGCTTAGGCGAATCGATCGCATAAAGCGCCATTGCCGCAGACAGCGGATCAGCCCACGTTTGCGCGCGAGTGAGAGGAATCCCAAGACAGGCCGCGAGCTCTTCCGGAATCACAGCTTGCCCGTCGCAGTCAGGATTTCCGTCACCTTGTCCGGCGTCGCCTTCGTACCGTCGTCCACGATGGACGTAAGTTGTGCAGTCAGATTCGTCATTTCCTGCGCGCGTGTCTGGATGCCGACCAGGTTGGCGAGCTTCGTTGCCACGCTGTCAGCGCTTGTGATTACTGCGTTGTAATCTGCTTCGATCTGATCCCAAAACGACATGATATTGCTCCTATTTAAAGAACTTCCCGAAACCGCCAGCTGCGCCGTAAGCTGCAAGCCAGAGTATGAGGTAAAAAAGTGCTTTCCATACAAGGGAAAGAACGCCCTTGCCGATATTAAGCTGGAAGCGCTGCGCAGCACGTCTCTCAAGTTCGTCGACTATCGCTTTCACGTCGCTTTCGGTAAGCGTTCTATCTTGCATTCTTCTTCCCCGATTCTCTTCGCCGCTTCGCGCTGGCCTAACGCCACGGCGTTGTTAAGTTGATCCTGCCGTGCTACTACTTCATTGCGCATACTGTCCACCGAAGCGCCCACCGCGCGCGTCATCTTCGAGCTCTCGATCAGCAGCAGAGGCATAAAGTTAACTGCACAATCCCACGCGTCAACAGCTGCATTGGTCTGCGGATTGTTGCCGATGATATGCGTGTACCATGCACAGGCGTGTTCAACACACGCCTTCTTGAGAAGCGGACACTGTTTGCTCACGCCTTAACCCCGATAATCCAGTCGGTGAAGTGGACAGACGGCGTAGTGAAGTTCGGCGTGATCGATGCTCCTGAACCCGTGCTGTTTGCCGTCGCAGTGATACCGGTTGTTACTGTCGATGTCGCAGCGGCTTGTTGTATGGCCAGGCTTGCGCCACCAAAATTAATCACGTTCACACCGCCCGCTGTGATGTAGTTCGTGCCCGAACTACTCCCGTGGGAGTGCCCCGGATCGCTGATGTTGACGATGTGGCTGTGCGCTGGCAGTTGCGCCTGACTGATCGTGAAGGCGTTCAGGTTGAAAGTACCGCCGTTGTTCCAGCTTGACCACGCGATGGAACCGCCGGAACCGCCGCCGGGGCCCGATACGATACGCATGGAATAGTCATTCGCGCTCACGTCCTGCGTCCAGCCGACAGGGACTGCGGCCTGATTGAAACACATCCGCGTCCCGGTGGGCGCCGTAAACGTGCCTAGTGGCGCGGCGTTCGCGTTCACCTGATTTACGATGAAATTGAAATCCGCCATCACGGGCGTGGCGTCCACCGTCTGGCCGTTGCTGATCGTGTTCGGAAGAGTGCCAATAATAGCCATCGATTACCCCATGTTCGTGTAGCCGGCGTCCTGATACCGCGCGAAGAAAGTGCCTATCGTGACGCTGTTAGAAGAAGTCGCCGTCACATCCAGAGACATTTTCTGGAATACAAGCGGTACGGTCCAAGGGATCGTGTAGACCTTTGGAATCTGCGCACTCGTAGACCACAACGCGCCGCCTCCCCACGCCGATCCCCCGCCCCACGTGATGCCTGTCGCGTTCGTCAGGACGAAAGTTGAGTTGATAGTATTGTAGGACGTATCCAGCGCGGTAATATTGTAGTTCACGGGCGCGCCGGACGAAGACAGTTCTACCGTAGATTCAACGACTTGCACTTCCGCCATGTGGCCGGTTTTGGGGAAAGAAGACGAACGCAGATGGCTGAAAAGAGACGCGCCGGCGTCGTTATATACGCTGTTCGTGTCGGGTATCGTCTGACTCTTGAACAGCGCGGCCCCTTGCGCGGCCCCGGACACGATAAAGAAATCACTGATTTGCGACGCGCAGTCATAAACGAACGTGTGCGGACCCGTCCACCGCTGCCGGCGTATGTCATACCAGTAATCATTCGTCTGCGCGATGCCCTGAATGATCGTGTCAAAGCACGTCCGGTACGTGTTACCAGAGAAACTCGCCGCGATCCGCGAAGGGGTAGTCGCGTTCTGGAAAGGCCGCTGGATGTCCGCTATCGGGTTACCCTGGCGTGCGAGCGGCCCAACTGTGCCGAAATAGCTAAGCAGATAAGGACTATCCACGCCCGCGAAGAAGATTCCGAGCGGCCCTTGCACGACGCTACGTGGTGATACCGTGCCCGTCGTCAGCGTTACGTAATTTAGCGCCAGATTGGTTGTCGCCGGGTCGCCCGTGATCTGCCATATCTGCGTTCCTTTGAACACGACTAGCGCGCCAAGCACGCCGGAAGATGTCGTCTGGATAGGAAGGCCAGATTGCGCGGTGATCGGTGTCGTGTCCCCGATCGTTACAGACTGGCTGGCGTTCGTACGCGTAGTCGGGACCAGCACATCACTGAAGTAATCGACGTTTCCGACTGCGAAATACGCGCGGTTGTTGAAGTTCGCAACGCTGGTCGGAACCCCCGGCAGCGGATTCGTTGCCAGATTCGTAGACGACCACGCGGGCGCCGCCGGGTTCGTGATATCGATCACGCCGAAAAAGTTGGTACCCGTTCCGGAGAACCCCGGATGCGTCACAAGAATCTTCGTGCTGACTACCGCCATGGTGGGCGGCGTCCACGGGCCTGATGTAGTGGGGGAAGTCGGCGTATTGCCTGCCGTAACCCCGCTGATCGTGATGAACGTATTGCTTGCCGTGTCATACGCGAACGGCTCATCGTGACCGGGATTGCGCGCGGTCGATACCATGCCATACACGACCGTGCCGAGCGCGACGTGCACCGACACGAAAGTCGGAGATGTGAAACTGCCGAACGTGGTTAGCGCCGTGCCGACACCGGGGCGGGAAATCACGACTTCCGGGTTTCCCTGATCGAAAATCAGGTTTGACAGCAACTGGCACGCGCCGGCGAAAGCATCTGTCGCGTCGAATGCGTCGCAGATGCCTTTCGGCGTGAATCGGACTGGCTGACCGTTGCGGATTGCCATACGGTCTCCTAGTCGGTGATTTTGGTCGGTTTGAGCGTACGGTTCGTGTGGAAGCGTCGCGGGTCTAGCCGAACGCTCTTTACGACTTGCTGTTCGTCGCCTTCCATGATGAGATGAACGCGCAGCATGTTCTGTATCTGCTGGAGGAAGCTTTCGCGCCGCGTGTCGTCCGTTACGTCCATAAGGCGCACTGCCGTGGCCTTGATGAGGTAATCCTGATCCGGGAACCACGGGATGACGGACGAGTTTTCCGGCGACGAGATATCAGGCTGTTTCACCATGTAACGGTGCGTCAACGAGATCTGGCCGGATGACTGCGGATAGATGAAGAGCGTACCCGCGCTGTTCTGCGCAAGCGCCGTCGTCTCGTCCACAAGGATCGTCATGAACTCGTACGGGTAGTTTGCAATCGACGGGTCTTTGAACTCCTGGTCGTACTCCTCCGTGCTGATCGGATTCAGGAAGTACGGCAAGTTGTTCTGTTCGAAAAACAGGTCATACGTGCGCAGGTAATTCAACGGGAGCGTGAACGGCCCGAAGTTGTTCGCCTGCACAAGAATCGGCTCCGTGACCCGGTTGATCTTCAGGTCACGGTGCAACCAGAGATCCTCAAGAGCCATGTTCAAAAACTGTCCGCCGATCTGCATAAAACCGGGGCACTTGGCAATCTGACACGCCAAGGTGACAATCTGCTGGCTCGTGAGGTACGCCATTACGCAGCCTTCTTCACAGAAGCGATTTTCATCTGACCTTCTTCCAGGAACTTTTCGATTTGCTTGATCTGCACGGGCAGATTGCGCATCGATGCTTCGTCCTGGCTCGTCAGTTTGTGCTTCGCTTTCGAACGCTCCAGAAGATCCGCATACGCCTTGCGGTGATCCTCAAGCATTTTTGCCTGCACCTCGATAGTCTTTTCGAGTACAGGAATTTCCAGAATCGCCTGCTGGCGAAGAAGGGCTTCCCGGCATGTGTCCATGCGTTCGTTCAACGATTCCAGTGATTCGGATTCGTAGACATAACCACTGATCGACACCGATGCACCGTTCGGCGCCGGAAGGTTGATCTGGAAGTTACCGAGAACTGCGGTCTGGTCTTTCATTGGTTCCTCTTATCGACGGCGGTCGCCACCGCGCAGCACGCGGTCTTGGGCCACCTTGTAGGCGTTTTCGTTTGCACCACTG